CGGACGTTTTGTCGCAGGATTCTTACTCTCAACGAGCCATCCGCGCTCAGATTTATCACCCATTTACCACCTCCAAATTGCGCAACACCTATCTGTGCCACCGCACCAAATAGTCGGCCGACTGCTCATACACCAGCGTCACATCGTCGAAAATGTCCGGCCCCTCGCCGGCGGGTACAATCGACTCGCACGCGAAACCGTTGACCGTGCCGTGGGTGTTCGCCAGTGCGGTGCGGATCAGCGCGAGAATCGACTTCTGCGTCGGGTACGTCGTGGCGTAGAGCGTCACCTGTACGCGCTCGGTCATCAGGGTCGTATTTGACATGCTGACGTTCGTGCTCGGCACATTGCTCACACTCGTCACGCCGATGGCAGGCAGTGTTGCGTTCAGCGGGATCGGGCCGGAGAATATGCGCGCAGCCGGAACCTGCGCGATCAGTGCACTATTGGTCTTGAGTTTGTACCATGCGATGCCGGGGGCGCTCATTCTTCCTTCTCCACAGTGATGTCGGACAGAGCGTTATCCAGCCCGCCGCGTGTCTCCAACCGCCGATACACCCACTTGCCGATCGCCACAACCGCGTCGGCTTGCGCGGTGTCTGCGGCAGGGCGTAAGAACGGGTGCGGCCGCGCGCCAGGGTGGAAACCGCGACGACCGTTCGCGTGCGGCTTCGTGCCGTATTCGACCCACGTGGCGTAGAACACGTCTGCGCCACCTTTGGTCTTTGTGCCCCCAGCCCGGATATACGCTGTGACACGCCCGCGCCGACTGCGCCCACCGACACGGATGCTGTCGCGCAGCGCCCCGGCATATCCGCCGTATCGCTCGCGGTTACGGTCGGACGGTGCGGCGACTGGGACGTTTGCGCGGGCTTGGTCGGCGATAACTTTGGCACCTTGGCGCATGGCGGATCGGAGGATATTCACTTCCATGCGGACAGGCAAAGATTGCAGCAGGGCGTTCAACTCGCGCAAGCCTTTGACGTTGACGTCCGCCATCACACCCTCTCGATCATCAGTTCGATCCCGTCACGAACTCCGATTTCGGCCGGTCCGCCGATAATTTGCCACGTCTGCTCGGTAGGGCGGAACAGCACCACGCGCATATCGGTCGTCACGTCCGAGCGATACCGCATCCGCATTCTGCACCGAACCTTCGTCATGGACAAGCTGTTGCGAATTTGCTCATCACGGCTCGGCATCGAATCAACCAGATTGCACCAGACGACGGCGAGAGTTTGCCACGTCACAACATCCGTGCCGTACGTTGGGTCTTGGCTTACGACGCGCAGCTCGATCCTGGCGCGTTTGTCGAGCGTGCCTATGTCCACGACTTGCCCCGCTTGGGTGCAGCGGGTGGCGTGTAGAACTCGACCGTGATGCCGCGACCAGATAACTCGGCGATCAGCGCCGGCAGGGCGGCGGCAGTCAGGCCTGCGTAACCGAACTCGGCATTGAACGAGTCGTACGATGCCGGATCGAAGCCAGACAGCACGATGCGCTTTGCGCCGCAGTCGGCGGCGATGCGGATGGCAGAGATGCCGTTGTTGCGGAAGTGCACGCCATTTGCCACTTCGTATTGGAGCGGGATGTATAGCGCGTCCGCGCGCTCGACCGGAACGCCGACGACGCGCAGACCTGTGAAATCGGCGTCAGTTCCAGGACAATGCGGCGGAACTTTGCCGTCGATCATCACCAGCATGTCGGCAGTTGGGGCCACGCATATTCCGCTACTGGCGGCGATAACGTAGTCGGCGGGCGGAACGGTTGCGCCAGGTGCGCCGCCGATGACGGCGACGGTCTTACCTGATAAGTCCGGTAGTTTCATGGCTCACTCCCCAATTGAAATCGACGACCGTTTCGCCAGCCAGAAGCCCGTCGATATAATCGTTCGGTATTTGCGTCAGCGCCGCGCGCCCTGTCGAAATGGTGAATCGTTGGCGCGTGTTCCACATGGTGTTGATCTGGAACAGCATCCAGTCCTTGACACATTCCGGTACGCTCGTGGCAGTCGCGCCGTAGCCGGCCGCATACCGGATGCGTACCGCGTTTGTCTGCCAGCGCGTCGTCGGCCACACCTCGCCGAATGCGGGCGTGATGCGCGCTGGCTCGGTCGTCGTGTCCACCAGATAGAGCGACGTATCAAGCGTCTGCGTTACTCCGTTGTCGTCAACGTAAGTGATTGACGTGACCGATTGCAATTTCGGCTTCGGTAACGTGACCTCCCAGCCAGGAAACGCATCGAGATACAGGTCGAGCGTCTGCGTGATGAGCGCGCGGCGTGTTGCTGTTTCGGCCATCTGGCGAGCGGTTCGGATGAAGCGGCCAAGCAGCGGGTCAAGCGTCGTGTTCGTGCTTGGGGCTTCCGCGCCAAGCGATGCGTCGGCGATGTTGTCGGTGTAGGTCGTTGCGGTATTGTTTGCGATGGTCGCCAGCAGGTAGTAGATGTCTCCGCCAGCTTTGGTGCGCCACAGCCTGCGCGACGTGACTTGCGAACCGCCGAGCGGGATGTTGGTGTAGCTGAGTTGGCCGTTTACGGTTTTATCCACCACCGTAACAACTGCGCTGGCCGCACCTGCCTGCGTCTCACCGTCTGCCGTTACGAACGTGACTTTCAGCCTGTGATCGCCATTGTCCACGTTGCCTGGCGCAGCGGGCGATGCGAGCGCGACCGTTGGGGCTGATGCCGCAGGCTCATAATTCGATTCGTCCAGGCGAAGATGGTCGATCACGTCGGCCACGGTGAGAGGCTCAACGGTTGGCGCGGTCGATACGACGAGTTGGGACATCAGCGGCGACGCCCGCGTTGGGGCTGCGGAATGACTGGATCAGACACGGTTGCAGCAGGCGCAACCGCCACCTCGGCGACGCGCTGCTGGACGTGCAACGTGGCACGCGGCGTCACATCGTCAGCATATCCGCCACGAACCAGTGCGGAACCTTCCGCGTCAGACACGTCACGCTCGTCGCCTGGCTGGAAACATCCTGCCGGGCCGCTCGATACAGTTTTCATCCTGACTCGCATGTCGATCACCCCATGACGATATGGAACGTACCAGTCGCCACGTTACCACCGTTGACAATGACGATTTTGACTCGATCCTGTGCCAAACGCACGTAATCGTTCACCGCCTGCCCAGCGGCCGCATACAACGCCGCAGCGCCAGCCGTGGAATGCGTAGCTTGACGTGGGGCACGTGTGGCACTGGCGTTGACGCCAGTCTCCGTCCAGATGGTCTCGCCAGTTGCCTCGGACGTGATGGTGAACGTCGAGCCATCGGCGAAGTCTGTCTTGACGTACCGAATCTGCGACACCTTGCCGGTTACGACTGGCGAATAGGCCGTTGCCGACCCGTCCGCAACAGTCGTTACGGCTACAGTATGGCGCTCGGCGTAACTCATGCTGCGTATCCTTCAAGTTCGATCCGGAACTTGCCAGCGGTGTACGCCGCAGCAGTGCCGGCCGCGCCGCCAGTCAGATACAGGTATTCGTTCGCAGCAGGCATCGCGCCGAACTCAACATCCACGCCGAGCGTCCACGCCGCGCCGGATGTGACGATAGCCGTCTCGGTCAGCGCAGCGATGCCGCCGTCGAACACGCCTGTCGCCTCGACTGCGGAGTACAGGTCAATGTCGGTCACGCCGCCAACGGGGGCTTCCAGGCACGATACGCGGCCAGAGAAAATCGTACCGTTCTTCGCAGCGGTAATCTGGCCCAGATATGCCGCCGTCGCGCCGTTACCGATGATGTCCAGATCGGTCGTGGACGAAGCCAATCCGGTCAGGTCGATCAGGATGGTCGTCTTGATGATGTCGCCGATGTGCTGCACGCTGGATTTGAACACGGTGCCGGTGCCGGACGAGATGCCGGTGCCTGGTGCGCCGTTGGTCAAAGTGGTCAGATCGAGCGTGCCGCCAGATTCTATGACCAGAGTTCCGCCAGAAGCGACTGCGAGCGTGTCGCCACCGTCACGGTGCTGGATTTTGGGGCCATACGTTGCGTCTGCTGTCATGGTGATCTCCTGAATTTGGAGCGGGGCCGAAGCCCCGCCGAGTTATTACGCTGCGACGCCCAGACCGAATGCGTAGGCAATCACGGTTGCATCCTGCGTGGTCGGCTTGTTGACCGACTTGTACTGGATAGCGATGATGCCGCCGATGATCGCGTCGGCAGTGGTGCGGGTCAGGCTGCCGAATACGTAGCGCAGGGCCGGCTTGTAAACGTCCACCATGATGACCTTGCTGTCGGCATCGCTCGCGCCAGCGGTGAACGCCGTCGAGGCCTTCTGCGTGACAGGGGTGGGAGTGGAAACGCTGTTTGCGCTGTTGCCCTTGACCGTCAGGGTCAGGACGCTGGTGGCAGTCACGTCGCCGGTCAGGGCGATGAACATCACGCCTTCGTAGCCGGACATATCCAGCACGTCGGTTACGAGTTCGGTCTGTGCCGCAGCAGCAGCGGCTTCGACTACGGTGATCTTGATGTCTTTGCTCAGATTCATGTCATTCTCCTTGAAGATGAGGCCGCCGAAGCGGCCCCGTCAGATTTAGCCCAGCTTCACACGGGCGAAGGCTTCGGCCAGAACCGGCATTCCGTCGCACGAGGCGCGCAGGATATACCCCGTTTGGTCAGTCTCGGCGTAGAGTTCGCGCACGACCTGGATTTGCACATCCAGAGCGTCGGCGATCCAGTAGTTCGAGAAGTCGCCAAGGATGCCTACGTACAGGCCGGTGGTGAAGGTGTTTGGCGCGTATTCGGACATCATAATCGGACGGCCCAGCAGACGATCCGGCTCGCCATCACGCACAGATTCGCGCCACAGGTACTGGCCTTCGCCATCCTTCAACTTGGAAATCTGCTTCATCGCGTCGCGGTGGAAAATCCAGTCGGCGCGACTCCAGTATTGACCTTTCAGGCTGTACTTTGCTTCCAGCAGGCCGTCCACCATGATCGAAGTAGCAGTGTTGCCGGTGGACACGTCGCGTGCGGTGGTCACACCGTTTGCGGACGCGGTGAATAGTCCAAGCGGCTGATTGGAACCAGATCCGGTCAGGAACGCCTTTTCCTGAGTGACACCGCAGGTGTAACCGAGGCGGTCGCGAACAAGCGCGTCGGTTCCACCGACCATACGCAGCAGCGTGTTGGACACCTTCAAGCGTTTTGCCAGCGGGTGCGGATTCAGTTCACGTTTGCCAAACGACATGGTGCTGTCTTCGCTACCAGTTGCCAGTTCGGTTGTCCAGTTGGAATCCGCCGGATTTGCCGCTAGGGTCGGAACACCCATCGACGCGGCCGATGCAACCCGGAACTTTGTCGCGCGTTGGCGGATGAACACCATGTCATCAACGCCCTTGATGAGTTGATTTACCCATTGTTGGGGCGCAGCAGTGAAACCGCCAGCAGTGTCGCTATCAATCTGCAATGCGCGCGCTTCATCGCGGGAAAGCCCCGTGTGACCAGCAAGCAGCAGCTTACTGAACGCAGAACGGTACTCATCGGAGTCGCGCGCGCCACGTGCGTCGGGATCGACGGTGCGGCCAGCGGATGCGTCACGAACAGCGTCACGACTGCGCAATGCTGCGGCAGCAGCTTCACGCTCGACTTCGACCTGGCGTTCTTCACGCTCGATCTGGCCGCGCAGTTCTTCCTGCTTGGTGAACAGCGCCGTGTAGGCCGTGTCCTCGTCCTTGCTGACTGCACGTTTTTCAGCGTCCGCCTTGTCCAGAATGGCACGGGCATCCGCCACCGCTTTGCCGCGTGCTTCGCGGAGTTCTTTGAGTTTTTGGCTCATGGTCTTTCCTTTCTATAGCGCATCGCTGCGTTCAATTACGCCCCGACTTAGAACACCTTTCGGCATCCACTGTCGGGGCGACGAGTGGAGTGCCAGAATCTTTTCACACCGTCGCGTCAAGCTCCAAACGACGACGCATGATGTCATTTTGCCACAGTTGCGGCTGTGCGCTGCGCGCTGCCTCCATAGACCGTGCGGCCACGTTAGTCTCGGGATACGCCGGATACGTGACGGGCGATACGTCGAGCAATTCGCATTTCAGCAGCGTGCGAATCATCTCGCCATCGACATTCTCCCATGAATCCTCGATGGTGTAGAAGCCGAAGCTGCATTGCGTAACGTCGCCGCGTGTGATTGGCCCCATCACCATGTCCTGCACAAGCTGCGTCTCGGGCATGTCCACCTCGAAATGCAGGCCGACATCATCTTCCATCAACCGCAGGGTGCCGGACTTGTTGCGACCGAGCACGATGTTTGCGTCGTGGTTCCACAGGGCGCGCACATCTGCATCGAGCAACGATCCAGCAAATGCGCCCGGCGCGATCCTCTCGCGGAAACCCCCAAGGTTCTCGGACATAGAATTGAACCGCGCGGCGTAACCGGCGATACGTTTCGGCTTGCAAGCGTCCGTCTCTGGCGGCATCACGACGCGGAGTTCGGCATTGGCAAATCGTTCTTCACGTTGTTTCGGCATCGAGCGTGTCCCGTCAATAGATTCAATCAGCGCGCCAGCAGCGTCGTACACCGCAGTTTCGCCTTGCTGTCCGGCCCGCTGGCGAATAGCGATCAGGCCGGAACGATAAACTTTCCCATTCTTTCCAAGCGGGTATTTGTAATGCTCTTTCGTCTCGGGATCGGCAGACGAATCGACCGCGAGGTGCATTGCACCGTATGCCGCCCAATTGTCGCCATTTTCCCCGAGAAGCGCGTTTCCATCGTCAGCCGAGAACGACCATGCGGAAGAAGTGTCAACGTCGCCAGATGAAATCAGCGATTTTGCGTGGCTTTTCCCTTTTGCGTTCACAGATATGGTCATGGAAACCTCACTATTTTCTGCACCATACTACGGATTTTCTGTCGCTGCAAGCGGTTCTTGTGCGGCGGGCTTCGGCGCATCCATACCGATCTTGTCGATAGTGGTCATATTGACCTGCACCAGATATTTATCCATGTTCGGCTCGTCACTGCGGTTCATGCCCTCGCCGACGCGCGCGTCATTACCAGTGGCGATGCCGCCAGCGCGCAACTTGCTCCAATACTCGGAGCGGGCCTTGCTGTCGCCGCGCATCAGGCCGTCAAGATCGAACACGATGCCGTGGGTCTTACTTGAGCGCCCGAACAGCAGGTCGCGTTCCATCGCTTCTTCACGACGTATCACGCCTGGGCGAACAGTGTCGGTGACAAACTCGATACCTTGATGCTCAATGTTATTGTTGGTTGAACGGTCGAGTTCCGCAAGTTTATGCAACGGTATGCCCAAGATGCGCGCGATGTCAGCGATGGAAAATTTCATCGTCTCCAACAATTGCGCGTCCTCGCTGGTCATGCCGAGTTGCTGCCACTCAAGGCCGTCCTCAAGCAGTGCGGTCTTGCCCGTGTTAGCTGCACCACCAAATGCGCGGTTCCAGCCAGCCAGCAATCGGGCGCGAGCAGTGTCGTCCTTGAGCGATTTGCCAGCCGGAAACTTAAGCACGCCGCCGAGACGAGTACCGTTGGAGAACAGGCGCGCACTATGCTCCTGCGTCGCCATTGCAAGGCCCAACGCCTCACGTCCAGCCTTTTGAATCGGGGATAGCGGCGTTATCCCGTCGTCGTCCAGCGTCATTCCGTGCATGTAGTGCATCTCGGAACGCAGGATGATTCGGGCCGGGCCGCTGACAGGTGTGTACTCGAATGCTATGTCACCATCTGGCGCGCGGAATGGACGCACGCGCTCGGGGCGAAGCGGTATCAGTTCGGAGATTGCCGCGCCACCAGACGAGATTATCTCGGAGTAGCATCGCGCATGAATGGCAAAGTCTGCCGCCATACCCTCACGCCACTCGAACGATGTCTGCCAGCGGTTCGGGCGTTTCACGATCACCCACCACAGCGGATGTGTCGGATCGGACTTTTTACCACCGTCGGTCTGCCAGCGAACAACATCGAGCGGGAGTGATGCGTAAGTCTGCGCCAGGATGCTCACGCCACGATAGAACGCTGTCACGCGCATGGCACTCTCTGGCGTGACACTCATGCCAGCAGCGGAGCGACTACCCATTCCGAGCCAATCGGCTACAACGGGGTCTCTTGGCGGCCCAACTACGCCGGATGTTGCGCGTTTGTCGAAGAACAGGCTCATCTCGCAACCCTACTCGCAGCGATGACGCACAATGCGCCAGCCACGATGACACCGGCGGGCAGATAAACCATTCCGGCACCGATTGCCAGCAACAACGCGCCTGCGATACCTAGAATGTCAGCCAGCATGTACCACCTCGAAATGGACGGAATTGCGCGGAGGGTAACAGTTGTCTGCGGGTTATGCAAGCGGCCATCCGTCTGCGCCAAGACCCTTGCGCACCCTCATACCGTGCATCCGGTCGTGGCAATCCTTGTTCAAAGACACCAAATTGTCCAGCGAATCCGTTTGCTCGTCCGTCCAGCGAAGCTGTTTTGCCTCGGCCTTGCTCACAATATGGTGGACATGGTTGGCGACCAATCTGCGCCCGCCGCATTTTGGACACTGACACATTCCAAAGTCTCTTCGCAGCGCAGCCTCGCGGATTTTGCGCCATTTTGCCCCATATCCGCGCGAATTTGCTGATTCAGTTGACCACGCCATGTCTCACCCCACGTAAATCCCAACGTCGTTATACACGGACGCCGTATCGGTTGCCGTATTGACCATCCCAGCCGCCATAACGGCGCAAACGATCAAGTCGATACGTCCTGTCGCCGCGGCTTTGTCCAGCTTACGGTTGCCCGCCCCGTCCGAATCAGTGACAGCGTTACCGGCGCACATGGTCAAAATCTTGTGCCCGTTATGCACCAACTCCCCGTTCAGCAGCATTTTCTCGAACGTCTCGATAGCTGGGGTCATGTCCTTGTAGCCTTGCCCGAACGGTTTTATTTCGGGAAGCGATATTCCGTCGTCCTCGGCCATTGCCAGCAAGTCCTCCATGCGCCAACGGTCATACGCCACTGCGGTTATCTCGAAAAAATCGCACATGGCTGACAATTTTTGCAGAATCACCCGTTTGCTGATTGCGCGCCCCGGCGTCGTATCCAAAAGCCCATGCGCAACCCACTCGACGTAGGGTACCTTGTCGGTTTTCGCCTTGCGATCCAGGTCTGCGTCGGGGAGCCACGCAAACGGCACCAATTTCCAAGGTTCGTCATCCTCGACTGGCTCAACCAGAAAAACAAGTCCAGTTAGGTCGGTCGTGCTAGACAGGTCAAGCCCTGCGAGTGCGCGGCGACCCCGTAAATCCTCAACATTGTAATCGCGGCGGGCGGCAGTCCACAGTTCGTGCGATAGCCACGGCGATTCGGCGTCCGTCCACTGGCAAAAATTCAGCCGACGAACGATGGCCTCCTTGCTCGGCATACCCTTCGCCTCGACAACCTGTTCTCGGATGTACTTGTAGCCGGGTAGGTTCGCGTCTTGCAGCGACGGGTTCGCCTTCGGCCAGCACGATTCGTCCTCAAACGGGTCATCACCTTCGTCCAGTCCGCAAATGAACGGAAAAAACGCATCGTCGGTTCGTTCGCCGCTAGCAACCTGCGCCCCGTATTCGTGATACCCCCAGCATGGGCCGTATCGGCTCGATCCGCTGTTGGTTATCATAAAAATCAACGCCTGGCGGCGAGATTTCGTGCCGGCACGCATCATTTCCACGACGTTGTTGGTCTTGTGTTCGTGGATTTCGTCAATCAACGCGATGTGCGGACGGGGGCCGGATTGCCCATCGTCGCTAGAAATCGGCCTGAAAAATGCCCCCGCCGACAGGTATGCGAGGTTCCAGCACCGCTCACCAGTGCCAGATTTCTGCAATCTTTTGCTCAATTCGGGGGATTGATCGACCATTGCGACAGCATCGCGGAACAAAATCGTGGCCTGATCCTTCTTTGTCGCCGCGGAATACACCTCAGCACGCGGTTCGCCGTCTGCGACAAGCCCTTTCATCCCGATGCCGGCGGCGAGCGGCGATTTTCCAGAACCTTTCGCGGTTTCCACATACGCGACGCGAAATCGGCGGTGTCCGTCCCTTCCGACCCAGCCAAACAGTGACCCGACGACGAATTTCTGCCACGGCAGCAGTTCAAACGCCACGCCCTCGAAATCGCCACCATTCAGCTTCAAAACGTCGTGGAAAAACCCGATCGCCTTGTTCGCCAGTGCCAAATCCCACACAAACAGCCCTGTTTCGATGTCCCGCAGGTGCCGCGCGCACTGATCGCGCACGATTTTCCCGGCGATTCGCTTGCCAGAAACGACCTCTTTCGCAAATTCTGTGACCGGATCAGCCGAAATACGAGGCGAGCGGGTCTGCTTTTTCTTCGTCATCTTTGTTTGAATGAACCTTTGAACGTGCGGAAGGGGTCAGGCCGAACTCGATCAGGTACGATTTGAACTGCGCATCGGCGGCGCGCAGTTGGTTTGCAGCAGGATTCCCCTTGATTAGCGTGTCGCCCTGTGCTGTTAGCGTCGTGTACGTCCAGCCGTCGCGCACCAGCAGTTCGCGGCACACAAGGATGTCGGCGTAACAGTCGCACAGGCGTTCGAGCGCGTGCGTGTCCGCCTCGGTCAGCACACCCATGCGGTCGAGCAATACAGTCAGCTTGCCCCATGCGACCTTACCTGCATCTGACAGGTGCGCCGGGCACGACGGTATGACCCGCTTCGGCTTCGGTTCTTTTTTGTTGATCGCACGCTTGCCAGGGTTTCCGGTGACAAGTTTTAGCACTGTAGGCTTCGGCCTTCGTCCTGCCATGATGGTTCTCCGTTAATGATCGTGTCGCTTTTCTCTCGGTTACATTTCCTGCACAGGCATTGCGTGTTGGCGTAAGTATGTGCGCCACCTTTACTGACAGGATGAATATGGTCAAGTTCAGGTGCGTTGTTGGCGATAGTACCCCGCTTGCTACGAGGTGTCGATATGCCGCACCGCTTGCAAGTCCAACCGTCGCGCTCAAATACTTTCAGCGGATTGACGTTTTCATATTCGCTCGCACCGCGAATGCGAGCCTTGCGTGCCGATTTTGTGATTCGAGCGCCGTGCCGTTTTCCACACAGTCTCGAGCAAAATCCGCGAAGTTTTGACCCATAGTGCGGAACAAACAGCTTTCCACATTCTTTGCATTCTCGCTCTGAACGGATAGTTCGAGACATGCTGTTCAGCCTCGCCGTGGTGCAAGCATATGATTTTCGGCAAGCGTCCGAGCATGTCTTTGCCAGTTTTTGTCTGGATAGAAACACCCTGCCGCAACAGGCGCATGTTGGGAAGTACACGATGCAGAACTTTGGTGGGACTTTCGACGGCGGAAAGACGCGAGACTTCACATGCCCCTTGTCGGCGAAAGCGCAGGCGCGCGAACAATACTTTGCGGCGTTTCTGTTCCCCACACGGCGGCGAAACGTCTTTCCACATAATTCACAGGTGTGATCGCATGTCACATTCGCAGCCAACGCAACCTTGCGTTTGATCCTACACACAACGCATATCGTGCTTCCGTTCCAAATCATCGCCCCGCAGTCGGAGCACGCAGTTCGGCCGACGTGCTCTTTGCACGTTTTTGAATATGTGTTGGTCGTTCGGTGATACGTGCGGGGCTTGCCGCAAAAACACAATGCTGTAGAATCAGATTCAGTCATGGTCTATCCCAAGTAGCTGTGATGAGAAGCCCGATTTGCGCTACAACGCAGTCGGGCTTCGCTATTTATACCACAATTCCACTTTTCAGAAAATAATCCCCATTTCGCGGATGTGCGCGTTGAGG